CTTTCAGGCGATGATGAGGTGTTGTCTGATAGTTCGGCGCTAACTCCTGCTAAAATCACAGCTTCACAAGACGTTGCTGCGTTGCTTATGCGTGGTAAAGCATGGTCGGTAAACGATTTGGCCGTTGCTCTATCTGGTGATGATCCAATGGGCGCTGTTGGCGATCTTGTTGCTGCATATTGGGCTCGTAAGCGTTCTGCTGTTGCATTGGCTGCTCTAAAAGGTGCTATTGCTGACAACGTTGCAAACGATAGCGGTGATATGGTCGCGGATGTTGCAGGTGCAACAAACGATGATGTTGCCGCAACGACAAAGTTCTCAGGCGATGTATTCATTGATGGTCAAGCCACGTTTGGCGATGCTATCGGCGGCTTGTCTGGTGTTGCATTCCACCCAACAGTTTATCACAATCTTAAAAAGCTAGATAACATCAGCTTCGAAAAAGAAAGCCAAGGCAATCTTGAGGTTGAGACATATCGCGGCCTTCGTGTGATTGTTGACCGCAATATGCCGTTTACGGCTGCGGCTGGTGCTGGTGGTACGGATGCTGCTGCGTCTTACACAACTTACCTATTCGGCCAAGGCGCTCTTGGTATGGGTAATGGCGGTGCGCCTGTTCCTACTGAAACAGATCGCGATAGCCTTGCTGGTGAAGACATCCTGGTAACACGTGATCACTTCATCATGCATCCACGCGGCATCAAGTTTACAAGCTCAAGTGTTGCGGGTTCTTCCCCAACAAATGCAGAGCTTGGGGCTGCTGCAAACTGGGATCGTGTGTATGAGCGTGAAAACGTTCGTGTCGCATCAATCGTAACCAACGGTTAATCGAAGCTTTGAGAGGGGTAATCGCGCCCCTCTCTTTTTTAAAGGATAAGTAAATGTCTGCAACAGCATTTCAACGTATGCGCCGTGAGGCTGCTAAAAAAGAAAATAAGATTGAACTTGGCACTGATAGCGGTGATCAGCTCTCAGATAAGCAACTACGCGCTGCAATCAAAGACGTGACAGGCGAAAGTCCTGCGGGTCGTACAAGCCGTGAAACGCTTATCAAAACATACAACGAATTGAACGCGGAATAATCGATTATGGCTCTTACTGTTGAAGATGGCTCAAGCGTTGCTAATGCTGATGCGTTTGTCTCAATTGCTGACTGTGATGCTTATCACACTGCCAAGGGTAATACTGCTTGGACTGGTGACGACGACACAGTAAAAGAGCCAGCTATTCGACGTGCTACGAGCTATTTAAACGGCTTAAACTGGCTTGGATCACGTGTTAACGGTCGTTCACAAGCCCTTTCATGGCCCCGTAAAGATGTAACGGACGCAGAAGGCAACGAGATTGCAACAGATGAATTACCGCAAGAGGTAATTGACGCATGTTGTGAGCTTGCCTTGCGTGAATTGGTTGAAGCTAATTCGATTAGTCCTGATTTTACACCATCTGATAAGATTTCACGTGAAAAAGTTGGGGATCTGGAAGTTGAGTATGCAGGAACATCAAATTCTGTTCGTTCGGTAACGCCTGTCATACCTGTTGTTGATAGCCTAATTAATCAATTCTTGGTTTCTGGTGGCTCTTCTACAAAGTTTCTCAATAGATCATGAGTACATTCGATTATACAAAGGCACAGGCAACTGCTAAGCGACTTATTAAGCGTTTTGGGCGGAATGCCACGCTGAAAGTATTGACTGGCTCTGGTGACGCTTGGAACCCTACGCAAACGGAAACCGAACAAACGATTGTTATTGCTGTTTCTAAGTATAGCAACGATCTGATTGATGGAACGTTGATTAAAAAAAGCGATAAGAAAATTTACGTGTCGACTGAAGGTGCAACAATAGAGCCTAAGCAGGGGCATATAATTACAGTTGATGGATTAGATCACTCTATCGAAAATGCAGACCCACTTTCACCGGCTGGCACTGTTGTTTATTGGGAAGTGCAAGCTAGATCATGACATTTGACCAGCTTCTTAGCCAATATGACAAAGAGCTTAATGCAGCTTTTCTTGCCAGTATTGACGAGATTAAATCTAAGATACGCATAAAGGAAATCATTGAGGCGCTTGATAGAGGTGATACACGAGCCGCGCTTGATGTGTTGTTTCTTGAGCGTGAGGCATATGCAGAATTTGAACGTGTTTTAGAGCAAGCTTTCGAGGATGGCGGCGACCATATCATTCAAGAGCTTGGTGAATTACGTGACCAAGAGGCAAATAGATTTGTATTTCGGTTTAACGCTCGTAACCTGGCTGCTGAGAGAATTATCCGTGAGCATTCATCTAATCTAATTACACGGATTGTTGATGATCAAAAGACCGCGGTTAGAACGGCATTAGAGCAGGGCTTGCAAGAGGGTAACAATCCTAGGACTGTTGCGCTTGATATCGTTGGCCGTATTGATCGACGCACAGGACGCAGAACGGGCGGCATCTTAGGATTATCAGCCACGCAAGAAAAGGCCGTTGCAAATGCTAGACTTGAATTACAAAATGGTGATTTCACCGCTTTTATGGGGCGCACGAAAAGAGATAAACGTTTTGACGCAATGCTCAAGAAAGCAAAGCAAGAAGACACAGCCTTATCAAAACAGCAAATAGACAAGTTGCTCGCTCGCTACTCTGATAGGCTTCTAAAGCTACGTGGTGACACAATCGGACGGACTGAAGCGCTAACGTCATTGCATAAAGGTCAATACGAAGCGGTTCAACAGCTCATTCAAACCGGCAAGGTTCGGGCTAATCAAGTGTCACTCATGTGGGACGCATCTTTAGACGCAAGAACACGTATCGATCATATGATTGCAGATAAGCAGCTCGTTAAGTTCGGTGAAGATTTCGTTGTTGGCGGTCGGTTGATGAAATACCCGGGCGATCCAGCGGGGGGCGCTGATCAGGTTGTGAATTGCAGGTGTGCACTAAGGATTCGAGTAAACTACAATGGCAACGTTTAGCGCTCAAGTAGATCAATGGATATTAGAATCCAAGGAAACCTTAGAAGCTGTTAAAAAGTTCGCTATTCAAGAGACGTTTGAGCAAATCTTAACGCCTTGGCCGGTTGATACAGGCTTCAGTAAAAGCAGCTTTACAGCATCAACAACGGGCTTTACCCCATTAACTGGCAATACAGGGCAGTTAAACACAGGTGGCGATTATGCGTTTGTCATAGCCAATAGCGGCTTTGAAGACACGATATACGCAAACTTTGTGGCTAACTATGCAATTCATATCGAGTACGGCGCAAACGGCAGACAGGGCAAGGGTCTTGTTCGGATGGCCGCGCAGAACTGGCAACAGAATGTTAATCAGGCCGTTTTCCAGTTGAGCGGAAAGTAATTAAGTGATCAATTCCCTTGTGGATCTGCTTGAGCGGTTCTGCGGCGGCAAGTAGGGCCGTATCTCCTACCTTAGTTTCAGCGGTGGCGTTATCTAACCTTTCTATCATCTCAGATAGCAGGGCGCGGACCTCTTCATCAGTTAAATTTTTGTACTGCATATCAACTATCTAATTCAGTGGACACCAAATGGCAACGGATATTGAAGCACAAATAGACGATGCGCTCTTACGCCATATGTCCACATTCACATTACCGGCAACGGTAACGGGTGGCATTGCATACCCAAATATTAATCACGATCCAGAGGGTAACCCTTACATAAGGGTTTCTATCTTCAAGAACCAAAATCAAGACATAGATATCAGTTTTGATATTGACCCAATTAGGCGCGGCATATTCCAGGCTTCAGTTTATTGGAACGTTGGATTTGGCCTAATCACACCTAAAGAAGTTGCAGGTCTTATCAAAGATCATTTCGCTTTAGGAACCAGAATAACAGAAGCAACTTTCACTATCCGAATAGACCAAACGCCTAATGTTGGGTCGGATATTCAAGAAGAAAATTGGGTGCAAATACCCGTTTCTATTCCATACGTAATCTATCCATAAGGAAAATAAAATGTCTACAGGTGCAAAGAATAAGATTTATGTGAGCGCATCAGCGCCCGCAACATTTGACGAAACAGGTTGGGAAGCTGTCACAGGCTGGCAGGAATTGCCGTGCGGTGAAAGCATCCCAGCGCTTGTAAAAGAACTTGAAGAAGTTGTCTTTACTTGCCTTTCAAGCGGTGCTGCTGAAACATTCCGCGGCGTTGCTGCCCCGATCCCATTTGAACCGCCAGTTCGCGACGATCCCGCTAATGCTGGTCAAGTTCTGGTTAAAGCTGCATTCGATGCAACAAATGGTTCATCTGCTGAATTGCTATCGCTTAAAATTGATAATGATGGCTCAACACAGCAAATCTACATGCAAGTTAAAGTCACTGCATACGGCACAGGCGAGCGCGTGACCAACTCTGTCACACTGCGAGTTGTCAAAATGTCAGGCGACGCAGCAACGCTTCATGAGGTTAATTCATAATGGCGTTTAACCCCGCATCACTAGACACAAGAGCCAAATCTGATGAAGGGGTTTGGCTCACCCTTACCGATTTAAACGGTGAGGAAATCTTTGACGGCGGTAAGCCTGTTCAATTGCATATCATGGGTAAAGATTCAGCGGTTGTTAAAGAAATGCTGAACGAAATGGACCTTAAGGCCCATGAAGTAAACGATGGCAATGCAGAAATTGCAGCTAAGTTTGTCAAAGGTTGGTCTGACAACATTGAAGCTAAAACAGCGCTAGAACTTGTTGAAGTTCCTGTCATTCGCGAATTTGTAATTAGGGCGGTTGTTGACCGCGCAAATTTTACCAACAAGAAGCCCAAAAGCTAGAACTATACGTCAGTCAAATGGGCTGGCTTCATTGTGTTCCTAGCGGTGAGTTGGGCAAGTCTGGTGTAAGTCGATTTGAACTTGTCGGGCATGAAGAAGTTGAAAGAATAACCCCGCCAATGGGCGAACTAACTTATTTGTTTAGTGCGCTTTCCACGGTGGGTTTATGTGAGAACGTTATGGGTGGGTTTAGCCCTGTTAAGTGGTCTGAATTAATGCATTGGCCTGGTATCAAGCGCTTCTTAGAGTGTGAGATTGAAACAATGCAACGGCTTTCCAGAACATACGCGCAGATGAGAAACAATGGTGATAAGGCCGATCAGCCTTGGGAACCTGAATAGGATTTCATTAAATGGATGTAGCAACATTAGGGCTTAGAATTGAGTCTTCAGATGCGAGTAAAGCTGCTGGTGAACTGAATAAGTTTTCAGGCGCAGCCACAAGCGCGGAAAGATCTTCAAAGTCCCTTGCATCTGCGAACACAAAAACGCAAGCCACTATGCGAGGCATGACCAAAAGCGCAAGGGGTAGCGGCCTAGCTGTTGGCAACTTGGCTGCGCAGTTCAATGATATCGGTGTTACCGTTGCGGCGGGTCAAAACCCTTTGCAGATCGCGTTGCAACAAGGTACGCAAATTGGTCAGGTGTTTACGCAGACAGGCGCAGACGTAAAGGGGGCGGGTAAGCTTATTGTAAGTTCGCTTGCTGCTGTTGTTAGCCCTATCAACCTGATTACCATTGGTTTGATCGCCGGTGGTTCTGCCCTGGCTCAATGGGCGCTGAGTGCTGCAAGTGCAGACGAGGAGCTTTCAGGGCTTGATAAGCGCCTTAAAGAAGCACGTGAGACAATTGCAAGCCTTAATTCAGAGTTGCGTGGGTTGCGGTTAGGTGTGAGTACAGAAGAAGTCGCTCTAATGGATGCTGTTGCCAAACAAGCGAAAGTCGTTCTTGATGCGAGAAAGCAGACAGAAGTTATTCAACCGCGCCTTTTATCTGTTGCGGAAAACACGCTCAATGCTGAACAAGAAAAACTCGATAAGCTTCAAGAAGAGCTTGGCACTTTGCAACAATTGCAGATTGAGAAAGAGACACTAAAAAAACTCACCAACGAAACGGCTGATGCTGAACGCATGTTAGGCGAGCAAATGTCATTCGTTGCACAAAACGCCGAAGAAACTGAACAGATTGCAGCGCTGTTAAAGGCTGGTATTAGCGCAACGGTAGTTGAAGCACTTGCTTTATCCGGTGTTGATATGGCTAACCCCATTATTGATGCACAAACGGCTGCTGATCTTCTTGAGCTTGGATTGACTGATAGCCAAATTGCAGCGATTGAATTAGCGGGGATTAACATCTCCGATCCAATCACGGCGGCGGCAAATGAAGCTGAAAGGCTTGCGAATAATCTATTCCTTGCCTCACGCGTTGGTCTTAGAAAAACGGTATCAGATGAAGACGCGTTGTTTAGCCAATCTTTAGAGCCTGCATCAACGACAAACGCAGTAAAGAATTTCAATTCCCTTGTGACCAGGCAAAGCAAAACGCGAAAATCTGGACCGTCAGCGGCTGACCGAGCGGCACAATCT